AATAGGAATTGGTGCTATGTCAGATACTTATAATCCTTTAGAATTAGAATATGAACAAACAAGAAGTGCTTTAAAATTAATATCAAAATATAATTTGTTTTTAAATATCCTTTATATTTAAGTGCCATTAAAAGTGAGGCTGTTTCACATCCATTATATACTTTATTTCCATTTTGACTTATATATGGTACATTTAAGTTTACCCAGGCTGCAGCAATTTCCTTTTCCCTTTTTATTCTTGCTACCTCCTCCTCTTCTCTTGCGGACAGTTACGAGGACTATTCCGCCACCGTAGACGGATTATCGAAGGCAGCCGAAAGGGCGACAGATGCAAATGAAGAGCTTGGAAAAAGCACCGAAGAGGCGGCCAGAAAATCGGAAGAAAGCAGCGAACGGGGAGAAAGGGCAGCGGAAACGCTTTCCAAGGCCCTTGCGGCGGCGGGCATCGTAGCTGCCGTGACGAAAATCGCCAACAGTTTCCTCGACGCCTCGGCTGCGGCCGCAAACTTTGAGACCGCAGCCATGAAAATATCCACCGTGGCAGACCTGTCCCAAAACTCCCTGCCAGAGATGACAGCAGACATTATGAAGCTATCCAAGGCAACGGGGATTGGGGTGAACAGCCTTTCGGAGGCGACCTATCAAGCGATTTCTGCAAGCGTAAACACGGCGGAGGCGGTAAACTTCACGGCTACTGCGACCAAGCTGGCAGCGGGCGGATTTACCACTTCCGCAACATCCGTGGATGTGCTGACGACCGCTCTAAACGCATACAAACTCGAAGCGGACCAGGCGACGAACATTTCCGATATGCTGATTACGACACAGAACCTCGGCAAGACCAGTGTTGACCAGCTGGCGTCTTCGGTAGGCAAGGTCATCCCCCTTGCCTCTGCCTACGGGGTCCAGATGGACAACCTGTCGGCGGCCTACGCCGAGCTCACCAAGGGTGGTATTGCAACAGCGGAGGCTGGTACATACCTCAAGGCCATGCTCACAGAGCTTGGAAAAAGCAGCAGCACGGTAAGCACTGTTCTTAAAGAGCAGACCGGGGCATCGTTCGCACAGCTCATGGAGCGGGGATATTCTCTTGGGGATGTCCTTGCGGTGCTGGGGGACAGTGTAAACGGCAACGCCGGGGCGTTCAACGAGCTTTGGAGTAGTTCGGAGGCCGGGGTCGGTGCTCTGTCGCTCTACAACGCAGGGGCAGAGCAATTCAATATGACCCTTGATGCCATGCAAAACTCGGTTGGCGCGACAGAATCTGCCTACAACACCATGACCGACACGACCGCCCACGCGCAGGAGGAGCTTACAAACTCGGCGGCAAACCTGCAAATCGCCATTGGGCAGCAAGTAAACCCGCTCGTTGAAAAACTCTATGGCCTTGGGACGAATGTCCTCAACTTCATGTCGGACTTCGTGCAGGAACACCCCCTCGTCGCCAAGGCGATTACGGCAACCGCAGTCGGCCTTGGCGTGACCGCAGTGGCCCTGGTCGGCGTTACGGTGGCAACATCCGGGGCGATCCCGGCCATTGTCGCTTTTGGGGTATCCCTCAATCTTGCCCTTGGCCCGATTGGCTGGGTTGCCTTGGGCATCACGGCGCTCACCGCTGCAACCGCTGCTTTTATCGCCATGAGCGAGGATAGCCAGGACGAAACAAAGGGGATGACAGCGGTCACCCGGCAGCAATATTACGAGTTGCAGGACCTCAACGCAGAGTACGAAAAAGCCTGCGAGCAGTATGGGGAAACCTCGGAAGAGGCGCTGCGGCTCAAATACCAGGTAGAGGACCTGTCGGCGGCCTTTGAGGCAAATAGGCAGACCGTAGAGGAATTTTGCGCCGAGGTGGATGCGCTGTGCGATAGTGCAGCAAAAATCTCCGCCGCCTTTGAAAGTACCTTGGGTGAAATCCATACTCAAGAGGTCGGGGCACTGGCCCTTATCCAGAAATACGAAGACCTGTCTATGCAGGCCAACCTCACCGCTGCCCAGGAGATGCAGCTTGAAGCGGTCACGAAAAAACTATCCCAGTCCTACCCGGAGCTGGCGGCGCAAATGGAGGGCGCTGCCCTTAGCACCGAGGATTATGTCGCCGCCATGAAACGGGCCTGCGAACAGGAGGCGGAAGAGCAGCGCCAGCAGCAGGCGCGGGAGAGCTATGTGGAGGCTCTGCAAAAGCAGGCGGAGCTGGAGGAAGAAATCGCCAAAGCTACGGAAAATGTGCGGCTCGAACAGGAGCAAATGACCAACTGGAGCAGCGCCGCCGACCTTATGGCCTACAAGGACGCCCTGGAACAGCTGCAGGCGGCGGAAGCGAAAAACAACGCCCTTATTGCCGAGATCGAGCAGGGGTGGGCCGATGTGGCGGAGGCGGAGGCAAAGGCCGCAGAGGGGCCTGTCGCTTACCAGGAGGCCGTGTCGCTTGCCTACGATGGAGTTAGGGAAAAGGTCGAGGAGTTGTGTTTGGCCTACGAGGAGGCCTACCAGGCGGCGCTGGAGAGTTTTGAGGGACAGTTTGGCCTATTCGACAAAGCGCAGGCAGACATGGAATCCACTGTCACTAACGCACAAGCCGCCCTTGACAGTCAGCTTACCTACTGGGACAACTATCTCGCCAATGTTGAGGTGCTGAAAAACACTTCGGCGGATGACCTTGGTGTCACCCAGGAAAACTACGAAGCACTGATGGCCTACGCTCAAGACGGGAGCGAACAGGCTGCGGGGCTGGCGGCAAGCATGGTTGCGGCTATCCAACATGGCAACACGGAGGCGGTTGCGGCTCTTGCCAATACGGTCGGCGAGGTCAATGCCCGGCAACAGGAGGCTGCTGCGATGACAGCGGACTGGCAGACCGGATTCTCCGGGCAACTGGACGCTATTGAGCAGGAGATGAAGGACACCGTTGAGGGGATGAACCTTAGCGATGAAGCAGTGGCCAGCGCGATGGAAACCATCACCGCCTACGTAAACCAGATTCGGGAAGGAAAAGCAAACGCCGTTGCGGCAGCCCAGGAGGTCGCCAGTGCCGTTGCGGCAGCACTTTCTAAATCGAACACGGGTGTCAATATAGGGGTAGGTTCCAGTGTCATCCCCGCCCACGCAAACGGCACCACTGATGCAGAGAGCGCCTTTGTCGCTGGTGAGAATGGCCCGGAACTTATTTTGCAGAAAGTGGACGCATATGCCAACGGGACCACGAACAGTGCAGATGCGTTTATTGCAGGGGACGATGGCCCAGAACTTATTATTGGCGAGCGGGGCAGCACAGTATTTCCGGCACAAGAAACAGACCGCCTTATTGCGGCGCTCAACAGCAAGCAGCAGCCGCTACAAATCTTTTCTGGCGGCGATAGCGGCAGCGACCGAAAAACAGCCGGAGAGCAGGTGCGGCGGATTCTGCTGGAGATCGCTGGCAGCGGAGCCATTGAGGTGTCCGGGGACGGCAAGGCAGACAAGGAAACCATTCTGGACATCCTGCAAGACCATCTCAAGCCGGTTCTGATGGGTATAATCCAGAGCGAAATTTACGAGGAGGGGGAGTTTGCGTATGAATACTAAATATCAGATGTGGTTGACATTCAATGCGGAAAAGGAAAAAATTCAACTCCCCGTCCTCCCGTCGTCCTTCAAAACAAAAAACGGAAGTAGCAACAGTAGTGTGGATATTGTAGGGCTGGGAGAGATCGTCATTATGCGGAGCCGCCCGGCCCTGCAATTCTCTTTTTCCAGTTTTTTCCCGGCCACCAGATTTCCGGGGGTGCAGGTTGGCAGCCTCACGAAGCCGCTGACACTTATTGAAAGGATCAACAGCTGGAAAGCCAGTAAAAAGCCGGTGCATTTCATCGCGACAGCCTGCGGCGTGAATCTCTATGTTGCAATCGAGGACTTTACCTACTCGGAGGAGGGCGGAGACCCCGGAACCTACCAGTACAGTATCACCTTAAAGGAGTATAGGGAGATTGCGGTGCGGCAGGTCGAGGTGGATATTCAAAAGGCGACGGCCACTGTCCAGAAAGAAGAGCCACGGGTAGACAATACGGTGCAACCAAAGACATACACCGTCGTTAAAGGTGACTGCCTTTGGGCGATTGCCCAAAAATTTTATGGGGATGGATCGCAGTACAAAAAAATATCCGAAGCAAACAGGGCAGTCATCGCCCCACACCGCGGTGGGCCGAACATGATTTGGCCTGGAGATGTGCTGGAAATACCATAAAGGCGGAGGGAAAATATGGACGAAATCAGCCTCATTGTCCTCAAAGGAGGTCAGGCCGAAGAAATCTCTCAACTTGTTGAGAGGGTCAAATGGCATGGGCGAAAAGGCTCCTCCGCAAGAACATTGTCTGCGACACTGATAGACGACGATTGGTATCAGCACGCCCGAAGTGAAATCGAGGTGGAGCAGGGATGCCAGTGCATTTTCTGCTATAACGGAGAAGAACTTTTCCGCGGGATCATAATGTCCCAGGCACAGAACAGCAAAAAGAAACTCAACTTAACGGCCTAAGATAAAGGGATATACCTTGCCAAAAACAAGGATAACTTTGTTTATGAAAACAAAACCGCAAGTTATCAATTTCGGGACTGCTGCAAGCGGTTCGGGATGCCGGTCGGAGAGGTCTCGGAATGCAGCTACAGGATTCCAGAGCTTACCAAGGCAAAAACCACTGCTTTTGATGCGATAGCAGATGCTATGAGCCTTGACTTTGGCGCTACAGGTATACGGCATTATGTGTCAAGCTCTAAGGGGAAATTGAGCCTCCTCACCCGTAGAGAAAATATCCTCCAATGGGTCATTGAGACTGGAGCGAACCTTACCAGCTATACATACAGCCGAAATATTGAGGCTATCAAAACCCGCGTAAAAATCATCTCCAGAGAAGGGACGACCCTTGCGGAAAAGAGCCTGCCATCACTGGAAAAAAAGGTGGGTATCCTCCAGGGGGTCGAACAGCCGGACGAAAGTCTCTCCAAGGCGCAGGTTGATGACCTGATAGAAAGTATCCTAAACGAAAAAAGCACCCCAAAGCGGTCTTTGAGCCTGGAGGCGATCGGAATCCCGGAGGTCATCTCCGGGATAGGGGTCTATGTCATTATCCCGGAATTGGGGTTGTCCCGAACATTTTATGTTGACGAAGACACCCATATCTTCGAGGATGGAAAACACACCATGTCACTTACCCTCAACTATGCAACCGACCTTGACAAGAAGAAAAAGGGCGAGGAGGAAAAGGAATACAAGGTGGGAGACATTGTGCAATTTCACGGCGGTCCGCACTACATCAGCAGTACAGCAGGCAGCCCAGCGGGAAATCCAAAAGCAGGCCCGGCCAAGATCACCCTTATCGCCAAGGGCGCAAAGCACCCGTGGCATCTTATCCACACGGATAGCAGCTCCTGGGTGTATGGGTGGGTGGACGACGGATCATTTAGTTAGGGGGTAACGGTTATGACAAATGAAGCCGGAGGAACAATCCTCAAGGCACTTTTCCAGGGCCTTGCAGGTAATGGAGTGCAGGTGTTGCAAGGGGTTGTAACATCGGCATCCCCCCTTAAAATCCTGGTTGCAGGAGACGCTAAGTTGACGGTGGGGCCGCACAATGTCTATGTCCCAAAACACCTCACTGATTACGATACCGAGGCCACTATAGAATGGCAGACAGAGGAAACAGCCGGGCACGACCACACTGTGGAGGGGCGGAAAAAAATACGGATACACAATGGATTACTGGCCGGGGATAAGGTCCATCTCCTGGCCTTTAATCGTGGCAAACAATATTATGTCCTGGATAGGGTGGTGTAGGCATGGAAACGTTTATCCCGATCCCCGTTGAGACGATTACAGATGCAGCGGAACTCCCGTCCAAAACATACCGCCTCGATCTTGAAAAGGGCAGAATCGTTGGCAAGGTGGACGGTATTGCCGCAGTAAACCAGGCGATACACAAAGCGATTATTACGCCACGTTTTAAGTGTTTGATCTACAACCACCAGTACGGGAACGAGGCGGAGACCGCAGTCACCGCAAAGGATGCGACAAGGGATTACATAGAGGCTACGCTGGAGGGTTTTGTAAGAGACGCACTGCGCCCGGACACGCGCATATTATCTATCTCGGATTTTGCAATAGATTTCGAGGGAGATGCAGTGCATATCTCCTTTTTGGCGGAAACCATTTTCGGAGCGACCGAGGTAGAGGAGGTGATTTAATAATGTTCGAGGGCTATACATACGAAAGACTTTTGAACGAGGTGTTGAACAACGCACCAGAGGGGATCGACACCCGGCAGGGCAGCATCTTTTTTGATGCTGTCTCTGGTGTGCTGCTCAAAGTTGCGAAGCTATACACCGACCTCGATGTTGTGTCCGAAATGACGCGATTGACGACGGCCACGGGCGAGGCGCTGGACGCTAAGGCAAGAGAGTATGGCGTGACGCGGTTGGCTGCGACAAAGGCAAAGTATCGTGCAGAGTTTAGCGGTACTGTTCCGCGGGCGGGAGAACGCTTTTATTATGATGGAGCCTATTTTGTCCTTAAAATCGAAGCCGGAACAGGGATTTACTATTTTGAGGCAGAGGTTGCAGGAGAGAACGGGAACGACATCTATGCAGGCACCCCGGCGGTCCCGGTGAACAATGTCGATGGCCTCGCCTCAGCGACATTTGGACCAATCTACGAGAACGGGAGCGACGACGAGGACGACGAAAGCCTGCGGAACCGGGTGATCGAGAAAATATCGGGGCCAGCAGAGAATGGGAACAGGCAACATTACAAAACGTGGTGTGAAAGCATAGACGGTGTGGGCCGGGCGCGAATTATCCCACTTTGGAACGGTCCGAACACCGTTAAGGGAGTGCTGATAGACCCGGTAGGAAAGCCCTGTGGAGTTGCGAAAGTGGCGGAAGTACAGGAATATATCGACCCGGCGAGAAAGGGCCTCACGGCCACGGTAGAGGGCAAGACATACAACGTAGGGGACGGCCTTGGAAATGGGGTGGCAAACATAGGGGCGCACTTTACGGCGGTTGCCGCAGAGGCGCTGGAAATCACCGTCGCGTTCGGCGCGGAACTGGCAGACGGGGCCACAAAAGAAGCCGTGCAGCAGGCCGCAGCGGAGGCGATTGAAAAATACCTCAAGGAGTTGGCGCTGAATGCGGGGGAAGGCGAAAATGCCGTTGTGCGAATTTCTGCGGTTGGTGCGATTTTGAGCCAGGTAGAAAGCCTTGTGGACTATAGCGACCTCCGGCTCAATGGCGATACCCACAATGTCGCTGCAGGAGAGGAGGATGTGCCGGTACTGCGGGGGGTGGAAATCGCATGAAATTCTACAGCAGGTACTATGCAGGCAGTTATGAGGAGTTACTGACCTACTACCCGCGATTTTACCGGGGTGTTTTTGAGATGGTAGAAATCCTCAAAGCATTTGGTAGGATAGCGGACGGGTTGGAAGCAGGTGTGGCGAGAGTATTTCCCAACAATTTTACCGCCGACGCAGCCGCAGAGACGATTCAAGAGGGGGCAGGACTCCTCCGTCAGCGTACGGGTGGTAAGCAGGTGTGGAGATAGTATTTCTCAACTATTTTAGCGCAGACGCAGACGCAGAGACGATTAAAGAGTGGGAAGGAATCCTCCGTATCAGCTACACCGAGCAGCTTACACTCGATCAGAGGAAACGCATTGTTATCGGAAGACTGTGTGGAAATGGTCACATTGGAGAGCAGGAAATCAGGGAGATCATAGCAAACTACACGGAAAACCCGGTAGAGATCGACTTTAAGCTGGGGGTAATATCCGTCGGAATCGAAGGGGAAGTGTTTGGGGAGACAAACCTGCTGGACACCCTTTGTCGCCGCATTCCGGCGCACCTTGCGGTTGATATGCAGGTGAGGACAAAGCGGACTTTCCGCCAGCAGCTCCGGGTAGGCTACGGAGGGGCGACCCACACACGTCTAACAGGCGAGTTTGCACCGGGAGTAAGGAGCGTCCGTCAAACACTCTGCATAGCCCGTGGCGGCTACTTGATGTCCGACGTCGAAGGAGGACCGGCCCATGGAAAGCAGACCTTTACGGGCCGCAGGAGTGGTGCTTGCGCCGCTTTTTCCAGAGTAAAAATCAAGTCGAAACTGATAAAGGAGGACAGCGAAAATGCCTAAATTTGAAGATGGAAGCTACAGTTCTACAACGGGCCGGGCGCTGATAGCAAAAGTATTGGCTGGGCGCTGCCAAATGCACTACACACGGGCAGCCGTTGGCAGGGGAGCCATCCCGGAGGGGATGACCCCCCAAACCATGACGGAGCCCGCAGGGTGCGTTATGGACGCAAAAATTTCTGCGATTGGGAACCCGGTGGACGGGGAATGCCAAGTATCGGTACAAATCAATAGCTCGGACGTGGCAGAAGGTTTTTTTGCAACGGGCGTTATGCTCTACGCCGAAGACCCGGACGAAGGCGAAGTGCCGTATACCTACCTTGTGCTTGAGAACGAACCAGAGCGCATCCGCCCGGCCAGCGCAGCGGTCGGAAAGCTGGCGACATTTGACCTGATTGCGGCAGTAGACCAAATTGACCGCGTAACAGCTGCGATTGATCCAGATGCCTTTGTCACCGAGGGAAACGTGCGTAGCCTTGTTGCTGTTATGCTTGATAAGGAAATGGAGAAATTTGTTGCAGCTGTCATGCAGGGCGAAGTCACCGCCAACCTGGCAACCAACACCGGGGAGGCCATCACCACACAGGACGGAACGGCTATCGTTGCCGTTAAGAAAATATAAGGAGGATACACCATGAACATTAAAACGAGCGAACTCCAGGCTCTTTCCAACCTGACGGGGATGGAGAGGCTGCTGGCGGATGACCCGGAAAGGGGGACCGGACTGGTCCCCCTTTCTGCTGCCATCGAGTTTTTCAAAGAGACCTTTCTGTCCGGCGGCGTCCCCTACGGGAAGGAAATAACCGAAAGCTGGTCTGAACTCCAGAACCGCATCCGGGCCGGGAATACGCGGGGCATCCATATCGGGGACTACAAGACCATCACCCTGACCACCGGCGAGGTCGTGGTCATAGAGGCAGCGGGCATCGGCCACTACTACAAGTGCGGATACCCGACTATGATCGGCCACCATGTGGATTTCATCAGCCGGGACTGTCTGGCCGGGGCAAAGGTGATGAACGACACCAACGTCAACAACGGGACCAAGGAGGAGCCTAACCCCTGGCGAGCCTCCAAACTGTTCCAGACGCTCAACGACGAGGTAACAGGGGTGTTTGCCACCCTGCCCGCGGACTTAAAGCCCCTTATCATCCCCAAGACCGCCCTGCTGGAAAGACGCTATTCGGAGGCGGGGGCGCTGGAAGCAAGCACCGGCTGGGACTGGAACAACATGGGCAAGCTGTGGCTCCCCACCGAGGTTGAGGTTTTTGGCAATACCTTCTGGTCCGATGGCGATGCAGGCTGGACCGGAGGGGGCGGCTGCAATCTCCAGTACCCCATCTTCTACGGCGGGGCCAAGCACATCATCAAGGGTGCGGGGAACGGTGGTTCCCGGTGCACCTGGTGGGAGGCGTCCGCCCAGCGGCAGTCGAC